ACCTCGCCTCGTTCGCCGCCGCTGCCGACACGCTGTACGACGAAGGCTTCGGCCTGTGCCTGCGCTGGAACCGCCGTGACTCGCTCGAATCGTTCCTGCAATCGGTGGCCGACCACATCGGTGCCGTGCTCTACTCCGACCGCTCCACCGCGCAGCTCACGCTGAAGCTGATCCGCTTCGACTACGATCCGAACACCCTGCCGATCTACGACGTGAGTTCGGGCCTGCTGGAAATCCGCGAGTCGAACGTGTCGGCGCTCGGCCCGGCAGTGAACGAGATCGTGGTCGAATACTTCGATCCGGTCAGTGCGAAGGTGCGCACCGTGGCGAACCAGAACATCGCATCGTTGCAGGCCACTCGCGGCGTGTTCAACTCGCTGAAGAAAACGTACAACGGCGTCTCCACCTCGTCCCTGGCCCTGCGCCTCGCCCAGCGCGATCTCCGCACGCACGCAATGGCGCTGCGCAAGTTCACCATGACCTTCGACCGCCGCGCCTGGAAGATCGCGCCGGGCAGCGTGATGCGCATTGCCGACCCGGTGCGCGGCATCAGCAACGTGATCGTGCGCGTTGGCCGCATTGAAGACGGCACGCTGACCGATGGCACGATCACCATCACTGCGGTGCAGGACGTGTTCGCGCTGCCGAACACCTCGTTCATCGGCAACGAGCCGCCGAATTGGGTCAAGCCGAACAACAAGCCGATCCTGAAGGAACACCGCGCATTCGAGGTGCCGTACTTCCTGCTGAACCAGACGATGCGCCCAGCGGACTTTGCGATCCTGCCGGAAGACGCGGGCTTCCTCGGCACCGTGGTCGCCAAGCCGTCCGACCTGTCCCTGGCCTACAACCTGTTTGTGAAGAACGGCCCGGCCACCCCTGACGAACAACCACCTTCGACACCATGAGCAACGCAGACTACAAGAACAGCGGCTACGGCCCATTCGCTTCGTTCGTGAAGACGGATGCGGCGATTGGCTTCCTCGACTCCACCATCGACTACACCGAGTTCAACTTCGCCGTCACCGACGCCTTCCAGCCGGGCATGGCCGCGATGTGGGACGACGAGATTATCCGCATCGAGACTGTCGGCATTCGCACCTTCACCTGCAAGCGTGGCTGCGCTGACACCGTGCCGACCCAGCACGCGGCAGGCTCGATCATCTGGCTTCTCAGTGGCAGCGTCGGCTCCGACCAGAAGGAGCGCAGCGCCGGGCAGACCGTGGCCGTGAAGGAGTCACCATACACTGTCGGCGGCGGCAATCTCCCAATCGCCACGGTCGCGCCGGACGAGGTGACGTTCAACTGGCGCTTCTTCCGCCCGTACCCGCCCGCGCAGATGAAGGCCAACACCGCAGCGTGGTACAGCGGCGCGGCGATCAACGACACCACCGGCAGCATGAACCTCACCTGGGTTGACCGCAACCGCGTCACGCAGGCCGACCAGCTTCTCGGCCACGACGATGCGGGCATGACCCCGGAGCCGAACACCACCTACGCGCTTCGCATCTACAAGCCGGACGGCACGCTGCTGCGCGAGGAACCGGGCATCCGTGGCAACGCCTTCATGTACCAGCACAGCAAGGCGCTGAAGGACTTCGGCTATCCATCGAGCGCGGTGGACGGCTTCGCCACCTTCACGACCGAGCGCGACGGAGTGCAGTCGTACACCGGCTACGTGATCCCGATGCACGTGGAGCCGAGTGCGTCGCCAATCACGCCAGTGTGGGTCGACTTCTGGCAGCTCGTGATCGAGACGCCCTACGTGTACAACGCACGCCACGGCTACGGCCTGAACGAAGGGCGCGGACTCGCAATGGCGGCCCGGCCCGGCGACCGCATGAGCGATGGCTACAACCTGTGCTGGCACTGGTGGACGACCGAAGACAGCGGCACCGTGGACGGCAACGGCAACCCGATCTACGTGCAGGTGGAGCACAACGCGGTGTTGGCGACCGGCGACTACACGCCATGGTTCACGCTGGAATTCGGCATCACCGAATTGGAGACGACCATCAACGTAGCCGAGAGTTCGCTGTGGCAGGGCGGCGTGCGCGTTCCCGACATCGGCTCCCTGGTCGGCAAGATCGCGCTGATCAACGAAGAGCTGGTGATCTTCAAGGAGCTGCACGGCGACGTGTACACGATTGGTCGCGGTGTTGGCGACACGATCCCTGCGCGGCACATCGCGGGAACCGGCGTGGTCATGTTCGACAACGTGGGCGTGGTCGATCCGTCGCCGCACGTGGTTGGCGAGTCCGTGGACTTCCGCTTCCAGCCGCTCACGTATGGCTCGCTGCCCGACATCAACGCACTCCCGTCGCGCAACGTCCTGCACTACAACAGCCGCGCACTGCCGCCATACAACGTCGGCCAGCTCGTCGTCGGCGGACGCCCGTGGTACGAGGAAGCGCAAGTCACGTCGGGCCTGCCGCTGAACATCACCTGGGCATGGCGCAACCGCGTCACGCAGGGCGCGAACACCTACGACCACGCCTATCCGACCATCCCACCGGAAGCGGGCGCTGAAGTCGTCGTCGAGTTCTACTACGAGACGCCATCCCCGACGCCGGGCGGGCCGCCTACCGAGCATCCGCTGCGCGCCGCATACGTGACGCCGCAGACCGTTGGCGGCGTGGTGCAGGACGGCCTCTACAGCTACCCGTATGCGTTCGCCCAGGCTGACGGCAACGTCGCTGGCCGCGCCCTCGGCATCTGCGGCACGGTCGTGATCTACTGTCGCATCATGTCGATCCGCGAGGGCTACAGCTCGTGGCAGAACTACCGCATTCCGATTCGCGTCCCATCTTATCCTTGCTAACCCATGGCGAACTCTGACTACAAAGCATCCGGCACCGTACCGGCTTCGCACTTCACGCCGCTGGCCGAACTCTCGGCTGGCGTGGACTACCTCGATCACAACATCCCGCTTGGCCGCACGAACTTCCCCACCATCGAGTCCATCAAGATCGGCATGGCCTGCTTGTGCGACGACGAATTCATGCAGCTCACCGGCATCACGTCAACCGGCGTCACCGTCAAGCGCGGCTGCGCGGACACCGTGCCTGCGCCGCACGGCCCTGGCGCGCTGATCTGGTTCTTCGACGCGCCGGTTGTCGGCACCGACGCCAAGGAGCACAGCGCTGGTGAAACGAACTCGGTGAAGTACAGCCCGTACACCATTGGCGGCGGCAGCTTCCCGATCTCCAACAGTGCCATCGACAGCGTGACCTACAACTACCGCTTCTTCCGGCCTTACCCGCCCGGCCAGATGCGCGCCAACGGCGACCGCTGGTGGATCGAGCACACGCTGACGGTGAACGCGCCGAACCTGCAACTGACCTGGGCGCATCGCTCGCGCATCATCGAAGCCGACCAGCTCGTCGATCATGACGTGACCAACATCGGCCCTGAACCCGGCACCACCTACACCGCCCGCGTGTACGACGGCAAGGGCGTGTTGAAGCGCACCGTGTCCGGCATCATGGCGATCACGCACGACAAGTACGGCAACCTGATCTCGCCGTCGTGGAACTACACGTGGCAGCAGGCCATGGACGACTTCGGCTTCGAGAACCCGACCGAGGCCGAGATTCTGGTGCCGGGCTACATCACCTTCTTCTCGACCCGCGACGGCTTCGACTCGTGGCAGGGTTATCGCATCGACCTGAAGGTGGACAGCCAGGGCTACTTCCTGAAGGTGGCGCAGCTCGCGGAGCTGGCCGCACAGACGACCGCCGACGATCCGAACACGCCGACCACGAACCCTGCGCTGTTTGAAGGCCAGCTCGGTCAGATCGTGGCGCAGCGCCCAGGTGCAGCGGAAGACGACGGCTCGATTGGCGCGGACGGTATGTTCGTGAACCAGCTCGCGCAAGGTGCCGGTCAACCGACGAACTTCTACACGCCGCTGAACCGCAACCTGTTTGAAGCGCCGTATGCGTTCATGGCCCTGCACGGCGACTCGCCGGAACAGCACATGCTGATCACCGTGGCCGCTCGCCCTTCCGACCGCCTGACCGACACGCACGACATCTGGACGCGCTACGACTGGCCTGCTGGCACCGGCAACGCGCTGACCTACGCGCACGTGGCCGACCCGCAGTTCACGCCATGGGCTACCGTCAAGACGGCCATCAAGCAGCTCGACACGCGCATCGACTTCGACAAGACCTCGCTGGTCGATGGCGTCACGTTCGACGATCTGCGCGTCGGCCAAGTCGCCCTGGTGGACGCCGAGATGATCCGCATCGACGCCATCGACGAAACCGGCATCAC